TTTTTTACCGTTTTCTATTTTTAAGTAAAATTGAATAACTCAGAACTTCTAGTCACCATGACAATTACAACTTTAGTTTGTGAATCAAATAGTCAGAGGTTCGCGGGACGTAGTCAGCGTCCAGCCCCCCGTAAGAGTGCGGAATTTTCCGCGATGCGCACTACTTACCATTTCTCTTCTGGAGGTGTTCTCCCCAAGTTCGCCGAAAGAGAGGTTGCTCCCATGACGGTGGATATTACGACTCATGGCGCCTTTGCGCGTCCTCTTGAGTTCATTACCACCAATGATGGCGATTTTCCTCCATTGAAGCCGCAAGGCCTCTTGGAGGGTTTTAATCATGCAAAAGTTGAAACTGAGCGTGCTGTTGAGCTTTATAAGCACTACCAAAACACCAAGCAGAAGCTTGCGTATGATTCGTCCTCTGTTGAGGACATCACTCAGAACTTAATTGCTCGAGTTGAGGATCTTGTATCTCTCTTTGTGCTCATTCGCAATGTTAGTTCTGTCCATGGCCTTTTGGCTGCCGTACACTTGTATGTTCGCACTCACTATCGTGCTCCTATCGTTCCTTTGATTTGGAGCCACGTGAAGCCTGTGATCGACAAACTTGTTGCTTCGGCTGCTAAGCTTGGTGGTTTTAAACCCCAATCTGGCTATGAGGATGAACCGGACAAAACGGAATCCATTATTCATTCTATTAAGGATGCTCTGAAGGATTGGCGTAAGCACCGTGACGGCGTTTTTGGGAAATCGCTAGGTAATCTGGTTTCTGTCCTCGTGACATTCGGTTGTTTTCCTGATTTTGAGGAGAATCCGTTCCTTTGCAGCTTTTTGCGCACCTTTAAGGTTAAGTCCTGGAATGTGCAGAAGGATGCTTTGAACTTTACCGATATGTTCATGGACACCATGGTGTTCTTCCTTGAGCGTGGCTACGCTGCGTATAAATTGGGAGATTTAACACCGTTGCTTTTCGAGGATGAAGAAGCGTCCAACATGGAGAAAGAATATTCGTTACTAATCTCCGCCCTTCCTTTATTGGATGCCGGTAAGTTGAGCGCTTTGGAGTCTCTTGGTGAAGGCATTGTAGATGCTACTGATTACGAGGTCAGGCTTGAAAACCTGATCGGTAAGATTCATGATTTACTCAAAGTAGCTGATAAGAAGGGACTTGCTTCCCAACTGTCGGCGAAACTTGTGAACTTGAAGAAGTTGCGTACTGCATTGATCCTTGCCCAGAAGACTTCTAGTATCCGCGAGAAGCCCTTTACGCTTATGATTTACGGCGCCAGTAGTGTTGGCAAGTCCGAGATCATGGCGAAACTCATGAAGATTCTTTTGTCTGCTAACGGTCTTCCTAGTTCTAAGGAGTATATTTGCACCTTGAATGATGGAGATAAGTACTCCTCGGAGTATAAGGCCTATAAGAATGCCGTCATCATTGATGATTTTGGCAATACTAAGGCAGAACATTACGAGGGAAGCCCTGTTGCACCTATCATTAAGTACGCTAACAACGTGCCTACTGCGGTGCTAAAGGCTGACGTGGAATCTAAGGGAGGAGTTTATTTCCTTTCTAAGTTCCTTGGTATCACTACCAACGTAAAGGATCTCATGGCCCACATCTTCTCTAATGAACCAGTTTCGGTTTTGCGTCGTTTTGATTTTATTCTCGACGTTGTTTTACGACCAGATTATGTTCACGAGGAGACTGGAGGACTAAACGGAAAGAAGATGGTCAAGTTTCTTGAGGATGCCTGGTGCATCAATCTTCAAATCGTTAAGATCATTCGTGCCGATCCCAATAAAACGGGAAAGGACAAGAAGAAGGATTCTTACGAGTTCGTGGACGTTCTCAAGCACGCTAGCTTGGAGGAGGTAGCTGAATACCTTACCGCTGCTAGTATCGAGCATTTTGCCGACCAAAAGCGTTTCGTTAAGAACGTTGAGGAGGCATATGACATCGATTTGTGCAAACATTTTCGTCACCCTAAAGAGTGTGCTAAGTGCGAAGCAGAGCATGCTGATGATCCCGATAAGCAACATGTTTGCAAGGAGATGGATCCTCAGGGTGGTGATGACTCGGATGATGAGGAGATCATGTCCGAGATTTCTGATTCTATCAACATGGATACCTACAAAGAGCATGTTCCTCTCAAGGACTTGGTCAAACGTTGGTATGATGACCATGCACCCAAAGTTGACATCGAGCCCATTAAGGGTAAGCTCCAGTCTTTTAAGGAGATGTTCGATGAACACAAGGAATCAATCTTGGGTGGATTGTTGATTGGTGGAATCGCCCTCACTTCCGTTATTGCTGCGATCAAGATTTACCGTTCTTTTTCAAAGATCGGCAAAGTCTTCGAACAAGGTGATGCACAGTCTCTCGAGGTTGTGCCGGGTACCAATTATGTTCCTAATGAGCAGGAGAATCCCTGGAAGAATGTTAAGCGCACTAGCGTCCCTAGCACTCGTTTCAGCAAGACTACTCCGTTTGCTCAGTTTCGCAACACCGTTTCGTGCGGTGTTCACCGATGCAGGATCCATTGGCCCACGGGAGAGCGCAAGATTTGCATGATGTTCCCTATGAAGGGATCGGCGTGGGTTCTTCCCACCCACATGCTGCCCAAAAATGATGTCGAGTATGTTATCGAGGGTATTAAGAGTGACAACACTTTCTTGACTAACGTCATTAAAGATCGTGTTTCCTCTAAGGATTTTGTGCGTTTGCCCGGAGATATGACTTTAGTCAATCTTGTCTCCGGTGGACCAGTCCGCGATTTTTCTAGATTTCTCGTTGATGGCGAGATTAAGATGGTGAGCGCATTTCTGCCTCCCTTCTTGACTTGAATAAGGAACTAGAATTCAAAGTGACTGATGTCTACGTTGGCAACTTTCGCCACATTAGTACCACTAGTACGAAATTCTTTGGTTGCGATTACAAGCTCCCTTATGAAACGTACAATGGTCTTTGTGGCGCGCCGCTTGTGACATATGGCTCACAGCTCTTGGGTTTTCATTTAGCCGGAAACGGTCTGACTGGAGCTGCTGGAACTCTTTCTCTAAAGGATTTCAACAAGGCTTATCAGGAGCTATCTCGCAAGCGCTTGGTCGCTTCCTCTACCGGTGTGATGAATACCGCGCAGTTTGGCAAGGATTTTACTCCTTCGGGAGAAATTCCACAACGCCACGCTGTTAAGTTTATGCGCACCCATGAGGATGGCCACGAACCTTCGTTGCAAGTGTATGGAGCCCATTCGTTGGGTGTTCCATCCTTCAACAGCGATGTCCATACTTCTCCAATTTCGAAAGATGTGGAGGAGATTATGGAGTTGCCGAGGGAACATGGTCGACCAAACCGCCAGAAGATTTGGCGGCATTGGCAAAGGGATCTCGATTCAATCGCTCATACGCGAGGAGATTTCCAAGCCATTGCTTGGGATCGTTCCTGCGAAGACTTGCAGGGTCTTTTTGACTCTGTTATGGACTCGCATCCCGAGCAGATGCGTTTCAGCCCGTTAAACTGGCTTCATACCATTAATGGTATCAATGGAGTTAAGTGGATTGATCGTATCAACACTAAGTCCTCTATGGGTTTTCCTATTAATAAAAGTAAGAACGACTTTTTGGAACCTGTTATGGAGGATGTTCCTGGTGTCTGTGACCCTATCGATTTTTCGGACCCAACGATTCGCCAATCTTATGAGGAAGCGATCGCCACGTACCGAGAAGGAGAAAGGATCTACGCCGTCCACAGGGGAAACCTTAAGGACGAGCCGACCAAGTTCACCAAGGACAAAATCCGAGTATTTGCTGGATCTCAGATCGTGTTCACTCTTCTTGTTCGCACCTACTACTTGCCTGTTGTCAAGTTTATTCAAGACAATGGTTTGGAGTTAGAGTGCGCCGTGGGCATTAATGCCTTCGGTCCTGAATGGGAGGATGTGACTAAGCGAATCACTCAATTCGGAGAAGACCGCATGATTGCAGGTGATTATAAAGCGTTTGACAAGACAGCTTCGGCGAAAGCCATGATGTCTGCATTCCAGATTATGATTCACGTTGCAGCCCGTGCTGGATATTCGGAGGACGACCTTTGCATTATGCAGGGTATCGCGACGGACATTTGCTATCCTCTTTACGAGTTTGCAGGTGTTTTGTTGCAAGCCTTCGGTTCTAATCCGTCTGGACATCCTCTTACGGTTGTCGTCAATAACTTGATGAACAGCTTATATCTTCGTTATGCTTACTTCTGTATGCATCCCGAGGTTGTCCCCCCTTTCGCTAGTGTAGTAAAGGCTCTATGCTATGGTGACGATAATGTCATGAACGTCTCCCCCAAGGAGAAATTGTTCAACCATACTACAGTGGCGGAGGAATTGCGAAAAGCTGGTATTACGTATACGATGGCGGACAAGACTTCCGAGTCTATTCCGTT